TAGAGATGCTTCACCACGTGCTTATTAACTCATATAGGCAGGTTGTAAAGATAGACGTAGAGAAGTTTTACAGTGCAGAACCAAGAACTGTTTTTCAATTCATGAAATGGGATCACTATGTCAACTTTCAAAATAACAATACCGTTCACACCGAAGGCAAAGGGCTCCGTGAGGACAGGCAAGTACGGCCATTACAATCCAAGCTGCAGGGGAATGAGTCAAACGAGAGAGTATGTAAAAAAACAACTGTCGGAAAAGAACTTGCCTCTTATGACAGGTCCTTTGCTAGCAATAGTGCATTACAAGATACCGGTGCCTCTAAGTTTGCCTGGAAGAAAACGAAGACAGCAAAACTACTTGCCGCACGTCAAAAAGCCAGATGGAGACAACCTCGAGAAGTTCCTGAATGACTCGCTCAATGGTGTTGTATGGGATGATGACGCACGAATTGCTTGGCTAGTTCGCAGCAAGAGTAAAACCGACGCCAAGGAAGGTGAAACCGTAGTGTTCGTAAGAGAGATAGATGATTCCGTACCTGACTATGAACTCATCATCTCAGACATTTGTGAGCACATTAAACTAGAAGGCCCCAATTGACTATAGTAAGCTTCGCTCAGATTCAACCTGTTGTGTACATCGTGCTTGGTATAGACGCACACGAACATGATCAAGTCCTGGCCGTGTGCAATTCATATAACGGAGCTAAGCAATACTGCATTGAGTGTCTAGCTGAAACAGAGTTCTTTGACGTCTGGATCGAGAAACACCCAGTGCTATGAGCTTTTTGTTTTCGTCTTTCTTTCCATTATCGATATATTCACAAATGACACCGGCACAAGTCGCTACACCTGTTTCTATCATTTTCTGGCCTAATTTTTTAACGGGAGGAATAGGCAAGACAAAAAGAAACACTCCGCAAAGAGTCAAAGACACTCCCCAGACCAATAAAGCAGGCATTTTTACTTCTTCTTCGTCTTTCTTGTCATCCTTCTTATCATCTTTGTGTTTTTTCGCTTCGGGAAACATTAGTTTTAGGTCTTGTTTATTGAATTCATAATCCTCTAAATACATCGTAGCGGCTATATATTTCATTTGTTTTTTCTTTCGTTTGTCTTCTTTGTATAGCATTGTTTTGATTTTAAGAAAGTCATCCTTTGGCATCTTTTGGCCTGCTTTTCTCACCTTCTGCTCAACGTTTTCCAAAGACTTGCCTAGATCGATTTTTATTCCTCTGGAGTATTCGATTTCATGCTTAATTTTAATAAGATTCTCAATGACCTTTACATTTCCTTTGTCCTTGCTTTTGACAAGCTTATCAACGAGATTCTTCATCCTTAAAATAAACGCCACTTCATTCAAGTCGATAGCACTATTATAAACAGAAGCATTTACTGGAACAGCATAGGTAAAAATGAAAGAAACAAGTATAAGGCTACAAAGAAAAGTGTTAAGATAAGTGTTATTGAAGAAACGAGACATTTGATTTCCTTTTGAGTTTGTGTTGTGAGTGTCAGTTTGTCTTTTAAGAATCTAATAATCATACGTGACAAAAGCCAGTCTCTAATCAGTATAACCACAAGAAATCCAATAGTTATAACTACTACATAGCTCATTTGTGTTCCGTTATAGATTTATGGTAACAATCGATATGGACTACACTGTCGATACGTGGGTATATAAGAGGCTCGCTATGTGGTCTCTCTGAAATCCAATATAATCCATGAATACGTTTTCTGCAGTAATTACAGGTCTTGTTTTCACAAATAATGATGATGTTGAAGATGATGTTCCTTATGATTCTTTTTACAAACTTAAACGGATGAATATAGAGCAAAGTCCAATTGTCAGGATAGTTCTTTTCGCTCATGACTCTCGTATGTTCTTAATAGCTTCGGTGATATGTGTAGAGGCAACGTAAAGCTTGTTCGTGCTTTTGTAATCTTGATCCACTTCATCGATGTCTTGCGATTTGTTAAGACTGTCGAGAGCAGCAACACAAACCTTTGATTGAACTTGTAGAAGGATTTGCAGTATTTCTTCTTTGGGAAACATCATGAGTCCTTTTTATTTTCGTAGTTCTTTTTCTGCAATTCTATAAGTGTGTAGTGAAAGTCTTTCATTTCTTTTTCGATGCCTTCAATCATTGCTTTCGTTTCCTTATCAATAGTTTGAACCATTGTCATGATCTGCACGTGAATATCTCTTATCAAGTCACGATTGGAATCGATTTTACTATCCATATACTGTAGGTCTCTTTTTACTTCTCTTCGATTCCAAACAAACAGGCTATACAATGATATTATAAATATTAGAAACTGAATCCATTCCATATAGTTATTTTCTTTCTCTACTCCAGTCTTTGTATATCTCTTTAATCTCTCCTTGCATCTCTACAAACATGCGATACATCTGATCAATTCGAGAAGCATGTCCATCTAATCTTCTCCCAACGTTGTCTATATCCTTACTCACATTGTCTACATCTTTACTTACGCGATCTATATCCTTTTCCAACCGTTGAACCATAAAGAACATAAAACCGCCAAGAACACCAATAATTGTAAAAGTCTGAATCCATTCCACTATTTATCCTCCTTAATTTCCTTTATTGTATACTTTTTATCTTTTACTAAACCATGAAGCGAAATAAAATACCTAAGCGATTCTATGTTAACAGCCTCGTAGTTTGTTTCTACCACAAACGCTTCGCCATTCGCATCAATACGGATTTCTTTCACTAAATACTTGCGTTTCATTTGTCTTCCTTCTTGGGTGAAACTGCTTAAACATTTCCTGCATCTTGTTACTAGACAAATGCGTATACCTCTGTGTCGAAGCAATTGAGCTGTGTCCTAGCACCTCTTGAATCAATCGTAAGTCTGCCCCTTGGTCAAGCAAGTGAGTCGCGCAAGCGTGTCTTAACGTGTGTGTTGTCACTCCTTCAACGCCTGCTTTCTNNGCATAATCGACTACTATCGCACAGAGGAGCTGTCTTCTTAAACTCTTGCCCATGATTGTCTGGAACAGAGGTCCCTTCTTATCTCCTCGGATAGCTGTGTACTTTTCAACCCAGGAAAAAGCCTCTGTCGTAAGAGGTACTGTTCTTGTCTTGCCTCTTTTCCCGCAGGAGATCATCACCTTGTCTTGCGATACATGATGCAGTTGTAAGTCGCACAGCTCACTAGCACGCAGGCCAGAGGAATACAATAGCTCAAGTATCGCTCTATCTCTTAGGCCTGACTCTGTTTGTATATCAGGCTGCGAGAGTATCTTGTCCACTTCTTCTATCGTAGGAATACGCGGTGCCTTTTGATGAATCCTAGGAGGTGAAATGTCTTGTGTTAGATCAATCGCTATAGTCTTGTTCCTACGCAAGTACCTGCAAAAGGACCGAATCGCCATGTAATACCTGTTGATGCTGGACTCACTCTTGCCTGTCTTCTTACAAATGCCGAGGTAGTCAATTATGTGAACTGGCTTGATAGAACCTGCTCGTTTGATGTTCTTCGTTGCAAGGTGCTCTATAAAGCGTGACACATCGTACTTGTAAGCCTCAATCGTTGGTGTGCTCTTGCTTAAGGAAAGCTCGTTGATGAAACTAGTTAGGCTTTCCAGCATCGAGTTTGAAATCTGATTCCGATTCCTCATCTAGCGCGTTCCTTTTCTTGTAATACTGTGCTCTGAGATAGCGAAAGTATTGTATTATCCCTTCTGTTTTTGATATCCCCAGGTCTATACATAGCTTGGCATACATGTCGTATAGATCCGCAGGGACATTTAAGTTTAAAGCCTTTTTTCCTGTGTTTCTCTTCATCTAATCCCTTGTGTAAAGCATTCAATTGAGTCATCTTATACCCGTGTAGTTTTGTAGACAAGATTTACTCTCGAGTTGGTGTAAAGTAATCCGAAGCAAAAGATCACCTAGCAGAGAGAGTCAAACATAAGCCTGTTAAGCACTTCGTTTAAAAGCTTATGTTCGAATGAATGACAATCTATCATCTCATCTACATATCTGTCTACGCAAATGAATTTATTGATAGAAAATACCTAGGAGGATAGAGTATTGGTAGAGATAAAATAGGTGCTTTACATTGGAGAAAAGTCATGAAAGGCAAGAAGTTAACGACAAAAGAGAGAAGAGAGAAACTTGAACAGGATAAAAACGAACGAAGAAAAATATTCAAAGAGCTTTGCGAGCATGTAGGGAGAGGATTCAGTTTGGATTGCTTTGCACCACTTAGTGTAACGAGTATTAGAGGTTATTTGAAGATGTTTCCTGATGAGTTTATTGAAGAAGAGCTTGTAGAAGCCCAACGCAAAGGTAAATCCCACTGGGAGGACATCGGATACAGGCAAGCAAGTGGCAGCTGTCTAGGCAACTCTCGCACGTGGTATTACAACATGGCTAATCGTTACGGATGGCGTGAAAAGCTCGAGGTTGAAGCCGAACATAAGGGTCAGGTTGCGATCAATGTCATAAGTTATGCAACGCAAAAGCTCTTAGACAATAGCGAGAACAACAAACAACCGTAATAACAATTATGAACACCTATTTTTCCTTGGGAAAATGAACCTAAAAGTTTAAGAAGCGAAGGGGTATGGACCCATGCAGGGGTGACGTACTTATATTCAGGACCCCATCTAAAATTTTTCACAACTCAGGATTGATTTTTTTGATCCCCAGGACTTTCTTACTTTTGTTCTATGTTTTGTTTATTGTGCGAGATGAGCGAAGCGATCCTAATTGACACTATAAGACTTGTTTTCTCTCATTTCAGTGATGTTTTGTGGTACTTTCATATTCTTTTAGAGTTCTTCGATGGGCAAGATGAGTGAAACGGTCGTGATTGACTCTATCTTCTCGCTGGCGACATTAATAGTGTCCCTCTTCTTTATTTCCTCTGTGATCGAGATGAGGCGATGAGCCGGTCTTAGTTGTCTCTTTTATTCCGTAGGACATTAGATTATCAGACGTTATGCTCGTTGGTTATTTGTCCGAAGCTTCTTGTATTGCCTTTTCTGGCACGATTCTTGATTGCCGTACAAGCATAATGTCTAGTCTAGTTGGTATATTTTAGTTGTCATCTTTCCTATTTTGATTTGGTCGTCAATTTAGGAAAGCATGAGAACCAAGGTTGTGTTGCTTAGACAGTTTGGTATGATGGTTAGGTTACGTAGGAGCCAATGCAATATCACACAAATGAGACTAGCAGAATTAGTTGGGTGTTCTCTCCAGGCGATTGGTAATATTGAAAGAGGAGAATCTAATCCTTCGTTAATTATGGTGTATAGGATAGCTCGGGCACTAAATGTTTCTGCAAAAGAGCTTTTACCTTAGATTGTTGAAAAAAGTTATTGAAAAGTTTATTTAAGTAGCAACAACAAAGGAGAAATCATGGAGCAATATGTTTCTGTTAGAGAGGCCGCCAGGATAAAGAAAGTAACTAGGCAGGCGATATATTTAGCGATTCGGTTGAAAAAGCTTAGGGCATACAAATATGGCGACAGGTTTAGGATCTTTCGAGTGGACTTAGATGATTACGATAGTAAGAGGTATTCTCGAGAAATGACCACATACAAAGGGGAGCCAATCTATGACGATTCTAAAGGTGTTATGTCGATTGATAAAGCTGCTAAGATGCTGGGGATACCTACTCAGAAGGTATATTATGCTGCTAGGACGGGCAAGTTAAAGGCTATGAGAAAGGGATCTTGTTGGGTAGTTTATGTTGAAGATCTTTTCAGGTATCAGGATGACTATTTAAAAAGTAACTTTACACATCGAGCGGTTTCATAGAGACAGAAGCTGCTTTCGTTTAAATTTAAACTTGTCATATATAGTTTGTTTTTGCATTGTAAGACTTGAACGATGAATCCAGCAGGATTTTTTGTTCTTTGGATAGGTTCTTGCGATGTTTTGGGCTATGTATGGAATTTCGTACGAGTTTAGATTCTTTTATTTATTTTCCAAAAAGCATTGATCCTGAGAGTGAGGCCTCTTTCGAGAGGGTGTTTTGCTCTGTCCAAGATAGTTCACTATTGAAGCAACAGATTTTAGAAAGATGGAAGGTCATCCGCAATGCAATCGAATCCTCAAGTGCTGGTTAATCTGAAGAGTGGCGACAGGGTTTTATACGATGTTGATGATTACGACAAGTACAAGGGTGTTTGCTCTCAGTTGCGCCAGGGTTACGATTGGGTGGAGATAGGTGAAAACTCCTGCGTAAGATCTGAAATGATAGCGAGTGTTTATTATCTCCCGGAGGGATATGCCAAGAATAAGAGTAACAGTGTTGGTAAAGAGTGACATGTATCCCTTTTATATCTACGGCGAGCGTTATGAATGGGAAGACGATGAGTTTGAAGATAAAATCTGGTGCAAGCCTAAAGAGAAAGAGAAAGAAGATGTCGAAAAGAATCATTCTAAACAATAGGAGCGCAATTCCAGGATGTTGGGTAGCGGTAGCTCTTTCCTATGCAGTGAATCAGTCAATACTCTGGGCGATGTTGCATTTGTTTTGTGGGTGGCTTTATGTGGTCTACTGGTTGTTCTCGTATACGAACTTTAGAGAATGGGTCTTGCAATGGGTAGTGACATAGGATAGGTGTATGAATTGGACTTGCGTGGACAGAGAAGTTCCGAAGGAGTTTGGGTGTTACGATGTCACTATCGAGGACTGCTGTTCGGATACGAGACTATTGAATATTGCATTGTTCCGTCCTAAGGGAGATCAGTGGGAATTGTTACTAGACAAGCACAATTATGAAGGCTTTCGGGTGATTGCATGGAGAGACAGGGGGGAACCGTTTGATTGGAAAGACTTACAGGAGAAATAGAGTGAAAGACGAAGAAATTTGGAGATTAATAAAGATTGGAGCACTGGTTATGGCGCTTCTTGTGGGGAGCACTTGGGGATATTACAATTTTCTTCACCCTTACATGCACGTTTGGCAAGAGAGCATGGTAGGACAAGCAGAACTTGCGAGAGCAGAGTCTAACAGACAGATAGCAACACTAGAAGCAATAGCAAAAAAAGAATCGGCAAAAGCTCTATGTGAAGCTGAAATTATTCGAGCTGAAGGCGTAGCGAAGGCAAATAAGATTATCGGGGACAGCTTAACTGGCAACGAGGGATATTTACGCTACTTATGGATTCAGGGGCTTCAAACTAACAATATGCAAGTGGTTTATGTTCCAACAGAGGCAAATCTACCTATTATGGAAAGCCAAAGACTAAAGGTTGATAGATAAGTAGAATATAAGTACTCTACACGTGTTATGCACATATTACTAATTCAGTATATAGGCAGAATACACATATCAAACACGTAGGAGGCACATATGATAGTAGTCATCGGAGGTATCAAAGGTGGCAGTGGTAAAACAACCTTGGCAACGAATCTTGCAGCGATAAGGTCATTAGAAGGAAGCAAGATTCTGTTAGTCGATGCAGATGAGCAGAAGTCAGCAACTGATTGGGCGGCACAGAGAGACAGTTGGGAAATAGATGAAAGTCTTGCGGTAGTTCATCTTTCTGGCAAGGGGTTATATACTCAGGTACAGAAGCTCGGCTCAGATTATGACGAGGTTATTGTAGATGTAGGGGGAAGAGACACCACCAGTCAGAGAGCGGCACTAACGATAGCTGATATGTTTGTGGTTCCTTTCAAGCCTCGCTCGTTAGATATTTGGACTCTAGGGTCACTTAAGACGATGATAAACGAGATCAAGGCTGTGAATCCTTCGTTGGTGTGTCTTGCTGTGGTGAATCAAGCGGATGCAAGAGGTTCGGACAATAAAGAAGCAATAGAAATTCTGAAAGAGTGCGAAGAGATTCAGTGCTTAGAGGAATCAATTGGTTATCGGAAGGCCTTTGGTAATGCAGCATCTGAGGGCCTTTCCGTTGTTGAGATGAGAGATAAGGATAAAGACAAGAAAGCAATTGAGGAAATTAGAAAGCTTCATGATTACATATATGTCACATGTTTTGCAGGCAAGATATAGGCAGGAGACACATATATGACAATCAAAAGAAAAATAGAAAAAACAGAATTAAACAAGGTCATCGAGAAGGGTGGTCATGTAACGGCAGATATGGATACGAAGGCACAGTGGACGACATTCACGCTTCGGATTAAGAGAAAGATGTTGAAGGAAATAGGAGAAGCTATTGAAGACATAGAGGGTTTGAATAAGACAGGCTTTATGTTGCAGGCGATACAGGAGAAGTTGAAGAGGAGAGAATGACAGAAGAACCGGGCTTAGTTTACATCGGATTAATCGTGCAGGTAGATCCTATTCCGAATGCCGACCTCATCGTAAGTGCTACAGTTGTTTGCGGTAAAGGTGGTAGATGGCAAGGTGTCGTACGAAAAGATGAATTAAGCAAGGGAATGAAATGTGTTGTGTATCTTCCTGATGCGTTAATTCCTCCGACTGATGAAATGAGGTTCATGGAGAGCCGCGGATGGCGTGTGAGAATGTGCCGATTCCGCGGTGCTCCTAGTGAGGTTTTGATAATGCCTCTTCCTTTGTCTCACAAGATTCTTTGGCCTTTAGATGTTGGCACGGATGTGACCTTAGCTTTTGGTGTAACCAAGTATTTTAAACCAATTCCGGCCAATCTTCAGGGTCTTGCCAAGGGTGATTTTCCTCAGTTCATTCCAAAGACAGATGAGCTCAATTATCAGAGCAATTCTGACTTGGTAGAAGCTTTGCATGGCAACAAGTACTACATCACGGAGAAAGCAGACGGTTCATCAACTACTGCGTTTAGGTACAAGGGTGAATTCGGCATCTGTAGCAGGAATTATGAGCTAGAGAGAAACTTAGAGAATGGCTATTGGAAAGTCGCAGACAAGTACCAATTGGAGGCAAAACTTCCGAATAATATAGCGCTTCAGTGGGAGACATGCGGGCCAAAGATACAGAGCAATCCGATGGGGTTACATGAAGTGGATGGATTCGCTTTTTCGTCTTATAATATTGAAGAAAAGCGATATTTGGTGATGGAGGAGTTCTTTCAGTTGTGTGATCAGCTTCAGTTCCCGACAGTTCGCTTAGTTGACAGAGGAAATGCGTTTGATAAGGAAAAAGTAGCAACTCTTGGCGAAGGCACATACGCTAATGGAAAAGAACGAGAAGGTGTAGTGGTCCGTTCACAAGGAAACCGCTCTGGTCATGGTCCTATCAGCTTCAAAGTCATTAACCTTAACTACGACAAATAAGGAAAGCAAGATGGATAAGAAAATCAAAAAGCTACAGAAACAAACGAAGAAATTGGTGAAAGGAGAAGCGGAGTTGCTGAAAGCAGATAAGAAGCGAGACAAAGCTTGCGACTATGGGGAGAAGATGTTGAAGAAGAAGAAGTGATCATGCCTGACATCTCCATGTGTGTGGGTGGTGATTGTCCTCTCAAGAAGGATTGCTACCGATACAGAGCGATTCCTTATATACGACAGAGCTTTTTCACGATACCTCCTAGAGAAGGAAAAGAGTGCAAATACTTCTGGCAGCTTGAGAAAGGGCATAAGATCCGCTGCATGGATGAGATTAAAGGGCACGTGGATTCAGGCGAAAGAGCGAGCGTTGATGGACCGCCACAAGGTGAAGGGACTTGATCTCATTAGCCACCCATCTTCGGGTCTTTAGTGCAGTGGAAGTTCACACCTCGATGCATAGAGGAAGCGGCGGTTCAATTCCGTCAGGGCCCTTTACACGGTTGACAGTGACACTGGTTAGGAACTGTCCGTAGGTAGCACGTTACAGCTGCGTTTTCATAACCTCCTTGGGTATTTTGTTGTTGCTGACCTACTTGCTGGATTCCGGTGAGACGTACGATAGGTTGGGGAGACATAATAAACAGCTCGGGCCAAGTCGGATTTGGGGAGCTTACCGAGCTGCGTCTCTTTTTTTGCCTGATGTGTAAAGTAAATATTTGAAACCAACGAGAACAAAATGAAGAAATATATGATGATAACACCCGAGACATTTACTAAGCTTGGTGGGTGTTTTGCTGGAGGTGAAGAGGTCCAAACGTTTGTCGAGCAGATGAATGAAGTGATGGATGAATTAGCATTTAACAAACTGTTGATACAAAGGGTTGAGCTAGACCAATCGACTGTTCTTCTTATGAAACAGATATGTATTTTTAGTTTGTTTTGCCGAGAGCATATGGATTTGATTCACCAACTCATCGCTAATTTGAGCCTGCATGAGATGACGGAAGAGGAAATCAACAAGTTCAAAGGGGAATGATGTCGATAACGATTCCTTACGGATACTCGCCTAGACACTATCAAGAAAACATATTAACCGCATTGGATGACGGCTGTCGAAATGCCTGCTGGGTTGTACATCGCCGAGGGGGTAAAGACACTACGATGTGGAACTACATGATTAAACGCGCTTACCTTGAGCCTGGCACGTATTATTATTTCTTACCAAGCTTTGCGCAAGCCAAGAGAGTGGTCTGGGATGGAATGACAAACGAAGGTAAGAGGATGTTGGATTACATTCCCAAGGCAATTATAGATGGTAACCCAAACAACACGGAGATGAAGGTTTGGATAAACGGAGCATCCGGACAGAGCCTTATACAATTGATTGGTGCAGACAGTTACGACGCCATTATGGGAACGAATCCACGCGGAGTGATATTTAGCGAATGGTCTTTGATGGATCCGATGGCATATGAGTTCGTGAAGCCGATTCTTGCTGCTAATGGTGGCTGGTGTGCTTTTATCTACACTCCCCGAGGCAAGAATCATGGATGGGAGTTGGCAGAAATTGCGAGAAGAAATCCTGACGAATGGTTTTTTGAGATACTGACCGTCAGAGATACTGGTGTTCTCACGGAGGATCAGGTAGAGGCAGAGCGCAGAAAAGGCATGCCAGAGGACATGATACAACAGGAGTTCTTTTGCAACTTCAACCGAGGACAGGAAGGAAGCTACTACGGCCGACAAGTTGATGAGCTGCGCAAGAAAGGACAAATAACAAAAGTTAGCTATGACCCTGCAGTACCTGTGCGAACGTATTGGGACCTTGGCATTGGTGATTCTACGGCAATTTGGTTTGCTCAGTTTGTTGGTAAAGAGATCCATTTGATTAATTACTATGAGAACTCCGGTGAAGGATTAGCTCACTATGCACGAATTTTGGATGAGTTTCGGAGAGAAGTCGGATGTGTATATGACCTTCACGTTGCTCCACATGACATTCAAGCGAGGGAACTGACAACAGGGAAGACAAGACTTGAAACAGCTCGTTGGTTAGGTCTGAGCTTCCGTGTTGCGCCAAAACTGAGCTTAGAGTCTGGGATAGAAGCTGTGCGTATGATTCTCTCACGTTGCTGGTTTGATGAAAGGCGATGCGAGCATGGGATAAAGTGCCTGGAGAACTACCGCAAGCAGTACAATGAGAAGTTTCGTGTGTATGGAGATAAGCCGTTTCACGATTATACTTCGCATGGGGCTGATGCCTTTCGTATGATGGCGATAACGGAGGGTCAATTTCGTCCAGATCGTGGCGTGGATGATGTTGACTATGACCGAATGAAGAGCTTGTGGGGTTGGCGTGTTTAAGTTGCTTCGCTATTTCCTCCTTAACAACTTGAGAAATAATTTCACTTAGGTCAAAACAATTGGATTTGTCTCCTTGCGTGTGTATGATTTTGCTTGATGATGATCGGTTTATGTCTGTCATGTTTTCGTATTATCCTTGTTGCGTTTGTTTTACATTTCACGGGTCATTTTCGCTAGAATCATAGTCAATGCCGCATTTCTTCAACAGTTGTAAAAATTCATGAGTAAAATTGCGTGATTTCCAATACACCGAGTATGGTTGCATCATTCCTGATTTGTAAAACCCTACGCCAATGTCATCTACAGAGAATTCATATCCATTGTATATTTCACCATTCTTAAATCTTCCCAAGATAGTGTCTTTTTTAGAGATCTTCGCCCGAGGTTTGTCCAGATCTTCCATGCTCTGAGCAAACTCCTCCGGGTTTTTTACGAAGTACTGGAGTAGTTTGATTCTTCCAACCGGCCCTCCTTGTATCTGCGTTGTAGGATGATAAGCGTACCTGACAGCTTGATCGACTACGGACTCGGGATACTTCATCAGCAAGCGCTTTTGTCTGTCGGAGAGATCATAACATTTATTTAAGCATTCAAAAAAATTATTATTGCCGCCGGCAGGCATTTGTTTTCGATCCGGAGGAGGGTCCTCTTTTTGCTCCGCAATAATAATTGGTTCTTTCTTATATGGTTCTTTATTCTGTATCTTATTTTTGCACACCCGTGTAGCTTTATTTTGCACACCCGTGTATCTTATTTTTGCACACGTTAGTAAATTTTTGAAAAAATTGTGGTTTTCGTGCCAAATATCCGTGATGGTAATTGTGTCTGCTTCTTCTTTTTTACGGTCACAAGCAGTCACATATATCAAGCTTTTGCCTTCAAGGATATCAAACGACTGTGACAAGTTTTTTTTTGATTTTGTGATTGTTGTATGAGATAGTCCTGATTTTTTTACTAAAGCGCGAGTTCCATACCAACAGCCTCCATTTTCTCCGGCAATTTGTCTATATGTGCAGTAAAGCAAGAAATCGGAGTTTGAAATGAGTCCTTTTTCTCGCATGATAAATACGATATTAGGTATTTCGGTTCTGTGATCTCTGGGAGATTCTTGATATATAATTCGTGTGTGGTGATTAGTCATTTTTATTCTTTATCCACCCATCTTCTTGCATTTCATTTAAGAGGTAATCAATACGTTCTATAGGAATAAAATCCAAAACTTCGTAAATTTTTTGTTTTTCACAGTTTCCGTAATGGTTAATAACTCCATCAATAGCCGCCAATTCCCATCCGTTTTTTTTCAACAACTCTAAACATAAAGTTATGTGCGTGGGGTGGCTTTTGTACACTCGAAAGACGGTTTTTTCTGATAACTTTTCTTTTTTTGATTTAGACATAGGACTTCCTTTTGTTAATTTGCGTTGCAAAAATTCCAAGGTATCCTATAATGAAGGAATAGGATACCAATACCACCTAGGATACCTGCCTGGATATGTGCATAGGATACTAGGATTCTTTAATTTGCATTTTAAGCTCACCCTTTCCGGGGGTGGGCTTTTTTTATTTAATTTATCAACAAAATATCCACAATTCAAAAACTTGTCAAAATAATCTTTCTGCATTGATAACTCTTGCTAAAAATTAAAAAAAATACTTTACTCACACCTGACATGTAAAGTGTTTTTTTGAACCAGAGTCGCGGATGCCAACAGATTACGACATTGTTTCCGATTTCACCCAGGATTACAACCGCGCTTACATGCTTCTTAACACCTACTATGCCGAGGCTTATCGCGATGTAGGCTTCTATCTTGGTAATCAGTGGAGTCTCGATCAATTAAAATATCTCAGCGACGAGAGACGGAATTCATTCACGTTTAACAAATCACGCAAGACTATCAACATGGTCAGCGGATACTTGAGTGCAAATCAGATGCAGAGTGTCGTTGTCCATAGAGAGAACTCGAATCCTGAGACAGCAGAGCAGTTGACTGACTTGCTTCAAACACAGATGCGGCCAAAAGGTTACAAAGTAGCGAATAAAGCTAAACACAATAGTCTCGTGTCCGGAGTCGCTTGGGTTTCACCTTGGGTTGACTATCGGCAAGACTATGTGAATGGCCGGATTGACTTTCACCTGGACAACTGGAACGACGTGATCTGGGACCCGTTCAGTACTCGAATCGACTTGCAGGACAGCACTTTCGTGGCAAGAAGGAAGTACCTGAGCAAAGACGTCATCAAGTCATTAGTCCCTGGCTGCGAAAGAGAAGTCGATGCGATGGGATATGGTAATAGAGACGAGAAGTTTACCTATGAACCGTACGCAAGACAATGGGGACTACAGGAGCTGCTTGCCTACAATGAATACTGGAAGCAGCGGTACAAGAAAGGCTGGATACTGGTGGATAAAGCAACTGGTGAACAAAAGCCATGGAAGGGAGACAAGAAGCGCTTGGATATGCTTCAGCGATTCTTTCCCAGTCTTGCTGTTATCGAAGGATATTATCTCACGGTTGAATATAACATCATCGTTGAGAATCGCCTGTTGTATAGCGGGGAAGATCCTTGGGGCTTGGGAGAATATCCTTTTGTGCCCTACTACTGCGTATTTGATCCATCGTATGACCTGGCTCAGTGGAAGTGGCAAGGGCTGCAGAGACTACTCCGTGATTCCCAAGAAGAGTACAACATGCGCAAGTCTAAGCTGCTTGATATTGTTGATTCGCAGATAGGTGTCGGTTGGAAAGCAAAATCCGGTGCAGTGTCTAATCCTAAGTCTTTGTTCCAGACAGGCCAGGGCAAGGTGATCTTCTTCAATCCTGGCTTTGAGTTGTCCGATGCTGAGCGTATTGAGCCTCCTTCGATTCCTGAGAGCTTATTTGCTTTGCAAGAGTCTTTCGATGCTGACATTAAGGACTTCGTCGACTTGGGTGCATTGGGGAACGACCAGAGCGACCGGATGAGTGCCATGCTTTACAAGATGAAGCAATCCATGGCGATCATGCAGTTGGGTCCGATTATGGACAATTTCCGTGAGGCGGACTATCTGCTTAACAAGAAAGTGCTCAAGATGATTCAAAAGTTCACGCCAGAGAAGGTAGAGCGATTGATTAAGCAACAACCGACTCCTGAGTTTTATAATAACACGTTCCTTGAGTACGACATTGACTTTGCTGAGATGCCGATGACCGATTACCAGAAGCAGTCGGCATTCATGCAAGCTTGGACGATGAAGATGGGCGGCGTAGATGTTCCGGACGAGCTGATGTGGGAATTGTCACCTTATCCGATCAGCAAGAAAGGCATGCAGCTCATTCAACAAAGATCAGAAGCCGCACAAGCACAACAGCAGCAAGAGGTCGAGGACAAGCAGCAGGTGAACGAACTCCTACAGGCGAAAGCATTTGGGGACATCGCCTTAGGACAAGAGCGGCTTAGCAGGATCAAGTACGATGCCGCGTTGAGCGAGGAAAGACTTGCGGCAGCACAGGAAGAAAGAAGCCGAGCTGGTCTCAATGAGGTCCGTGCGATTAAAGAGATGGACGAGATTGATATCAACAATGCTGGGAAGTTGCTCGACATGATTAGAGCTATTGAAGAAGAGCAACGATTGAAGCAAGCCGATACAGTCGTTCCTCAACCAGCAGTGACAGGTGCTTAATGAACAACGATGGATGGGGTTTTCTTGGTGCAGGAGCGAGCGACATGAGACAAGTGGGGGAGGACCTTCAGCACAACAGACAGACGCGCACAGATGACGAGAACCCTGCTGGTATGAATAGGACCGTGCGACAGACATCTGGCTTAGGTGGACCAATGAAAGAAGCAATAGATAAAGAAATGGCAAGACACAAAGAAGCACGAGTGATGCGATTGAAGCATTTAGAGGATCATTACAAGAGGTGAAGTATGTATGGACCATTTGACATGTATCAGAAGGGCGAGTTCGAAGAGAGTTGGTCGAATCAGCTTGATGTCGCGGGGATGCAGCCTCATTCGCGGGAGTATCTTGAGCACGAGATGAACTGCAAGCGAAGCGAGCGCAAGTTTGAGATGATCGCTGACCAGGTGATTGATTACACGGATGGGATTCAGTTTTCAGGACGACCATGACATCGATGTACCAAGGTAGTGGGCAACACATGAGCGCCGTAGGCAAAGAGATGAAGACGCGTTTGGCAGGACCTATCAGAGCATTGAAGCAGGGTAGCGATGGGCCGACTATGTCCGAATTACAGTTCATGCAGGATAACGAGAGAAAGCAACACGAGCAGAACTATATCTACGAGAATGGACACAACGACGGCAGTGCACCAGGATGGAGGAGCAGCTTCTGATGAAAGGCAATGCACCGATGAACACACTAAAGCCTCAACCAGGACAGACGAACAGCTACGATCCTAAGTTCCATCCATTACCAGGCGAGTGGGCTAAACATCAGCTAAGTAGCAAGGATCGGTATAGGCAGGATACAAGCAGAAAACACACAGAACATACAGAGATTCAACGGGCTTTACAAGCAGAAGCAGCGCAGCATGAATACTGGGAAGAGTGGCAAGGAGTTAAACCAGGTAAGGCAGTATATGAAAACCCACGAGAGTTGCAAAACACACTGTTGCCAAGCGCAAAATACGGAACAGAGGGAAGAGGCTACGGCTAAAATGAAGTTAATCAGGATTCTTTCTCATACCATCCAACAGATTGCCGAGATGGAAGAAGGAAGACTGGAGATGAAGGAAGGTAAGGTTAAATTCCGCCAATACCAAAGAGCCGAATGGAATGGCAACCAATTGCGAGCAATAGACGTAACGATTGAGGCGTAAATGGACAAAGAAGATTGGAGATTCAAAGTAATGTGTGCTATCCGGCTTTTTTTTAGAGAAGGTTGGTCATTAGAAAAACTGAAAGAGAGAATCGATGAAATCTGAAAAGAAAATGAGCGCATTAAAAAAGGCACGAAGTCAGTTGAAAAAGGCTGATCGAGCAAGCACGCCTCTGGCTATCAAGAGGAAGTTGAAAACAAAGAAACAGGAGAAGAAGACATGAAAGAGAACCCTTCAGGTCATCAAGACGGTTTCGAAAGCATGGAACATTACAATCAGCGGGAGCCAATGGTTAGTCACCAATCAACGACTACACCTGAGTCTGTCGCGAAAGATTGGCAGGCCGGTGTTTACGAAATGAAACGAGAAGCAATGGACGAAGCTTATGGCATGGCAGGAAAACGCGATGTCGAGAAGGACTTTGGTAAAGCTCACTCGCAGTTTAGAGAATACAACTGGGCTTAATGATGGAAACAACACTTGTAGGACAGAAGCGCAACTCAAGCATGCAGGAGATGGGCGAGACAAGAGAACCGATGGCAAATGATTGCTGGTCGGATGCTCAGAGGCTCGCTGAATTGTATTCCAAGCAGTTCGATCATGACTTTTGGATACTATACGCTGCTAAGCCACATGTACGATTTCAGCATGCAATTGTCGCAGGTTGGGAAGTAGTAGCAAAGCGGCCACCTCGTGCAATGGTTGGTGTTTTGGTCTTTAAGTGGTCCCATCGAGAGAAGAGATTGGTGGTCGAGTCAGACTTATGCTTGCCATACGATGTACCCATTAGCGATGCAGAGATGTCAAGCGAAAGTAAGGATTTCGTACCAACAGTAGAAGAAGCAGCCAAGAAGTCGGGATCGATTTTATTGGCATAGGTTTCTCTAAAAAAAATTTGTCTAAAGTGACAAGTATTTTTTTGAAAAACGGGCGTAATTGTCTGTCGCCGAGACCAAGAGGAACAAATGGATGAAATAGATATGTCGAGGCCAGGGACGGAGTTGTTTCCTGAGTCTTCGCAACAACAATACAACTCATATCAAGACGTAAACGTGGGTCAAGTCGTCGAGGATCCTTTAAACACGGGCGTTACTCAACCAGATGTCGCCGGTCAGGTGCAATTGTCCGACAAGGAGATGAACTTTCGGGCATTACGTGAGGAAGCAGCCAAGTTGAAGGAAGAGGCGAGCTATTGGAAGGGTCAAGCGGAAGCTTACTCGAAGATACCTGCTCGTCAGACAGAATCGGCGCAGCCAACCCAGGACGCATATGCAGCGTTGGATTGGGATGACTCGCGCGATGTTAGGAAAGCTTTCGACGCGATTAGACAGGAAAACCAAAGCCTCAGACATGAGATCAAGGATGCCCTGACAGCGATTGAAACTAAAACCCAGCGTCAAGACTGGAACAACATGGTCACTCAGCACGTACCGCAACTAACTAGTAAAAACCCGATATTTGCCGAGATGATCCAGAACTCATCGAATCCATACGAGGCAGCTTACTTGTTAGCGGAGCTTAATTCAAAAGCAAATGCGCCTGCTTCGGTGAATCAACAGAGTAACCATGGGCAACGCGCGCTAGCTAATGCACAGAAGCCACAGACGCTATCTAGTGTCGGTGGCCAGGGTCAATTGAGCGCGGCTGACTATTATGCGAGCATGTCCGACGAGGATTTTATGAAACTTGCTGCGAGGAACTTGGCGAATATCTAACCGATTAAGGTTCAGATATGCCTATTACAACAACCGCGCAAGTCCCTCCAGAGGTGCGGACTTACTTCGACAGGCTCCTGCTTACACTAGCAAGGCCTTATTACATTTACGACATGTTTGCCCAGAAGAGAACAATTCCTCTCAACTCTGGCGATCAGATGATTTTCAGACGCTATGCGACTCTTTCTGCTGCGACAGTACCTATTACAGACGGTACCACTCCTCCAGGAGATGCGTTAGCCGTTACAGACTTCAGCACACAGATCAAGTGGTACGGAAACTTCGTCGTTATCACCGATCAGGTCCAGTTTACTGTGCAGGATCGAGTATTAAACGAAGCAACAAGAGTACTTTCGCTTCAGCTTGGACTTACGATCGACACTCTGATCAGAAACATGATGGTCGCTACGGCTTCCTCTATTCTCTGCTCCAATGGTGTTAACGGTAACACTCCTACAGAGATTACAACCGCAGATATTAAGACTGCCGTGCGTGCTCTTCGTTTGGGTAACGCTCGCTTGATGACGAAGCCTATCCCAGGGGAAAATCGCTTTGCGACATCTCCTGTTAGATCAAGCTATTGGGGATTCATGGATGTTTCGATTCAGAATGACCTTGAAGCTTGCGCAGACTTTTTAAGTGCAGCTAACTATCCCAACCCAATGGATGCTCTAGAGGCTGAATGGGGTTCAACTAACAACGTACGCTGGCTGTTGAGCACTAACGGATTCTCCACAAGTGCATCGCCCCCAGTTTGGAACAACATTATCTTAGGTCAAGAGGCTTATGGGGTTGTCAAGCTTGGTTCGAAAGAGGCCGAGTTCATCGTTAAGCCATTAGGTTCTAGCGGTACATCTGACCCATTAAACCAGCGTGGTTCTGTTGGGTACAAGTATCCGTTTGCTACTCGCCTCCTGAACGACAACTGGATTACACGATTGTTATCCACACAAAGACTTTAAATAGGAGGAAATTAACATGGCTCAATATAGAACAGGAACTTTTACATCTCCTGGAACTGCTGCTGCGCAGACTATTGAATTGGGTTTTGAACCTAGTTCATTTAAGCTCACTAACTACACAGGCTGGGCAACCGCTACCGTAGTTTCTGAGGCCCAGTTTTTCCAAGGGATGGCTGATGCACACGCATTGATTAAAACTGTCGCAACTGATGCAGATGTGACGGGCGTTTATCAAGTGCCATCTATTCTTACTACCAACGGGTTTACGCCATTCAGTACAGGTGGGGATTGGGCTACAACTCAAGCAACCATTTCTAACGCTACTCAGGCTAATCCTTGCGTTATCACTGCTAACAGCCACGGCTTCTCTACTGGAGATACTGTGACCATCAGCGGTGTTGTAGGAATGGTTCAGCTTAACACCAACCGATACATTATCACTGTGATTAACGCGAACTCGTTCAGTCTCAGCGATCTTTTCGGAAACCCAGTCGATTCTACAGCCTTTAGTGCTTACACGTCTGGGGGTATCGCTAACAAGATCTCATCAGATAGCACGCCTCCTGGTCTTCAGCAAGACGAGGGGTCAGCCGGCATTATCTTGGGTACATCGCTATTCAGGAACAACGCCGATGTCTTCTATTGGGAAGCTTGGTTAGAGACACCGACCGGTTGGTAACAACAATTGCCGGGGAGGGGGCGACTCCTCTCCGGACTTTAGGGAATGAATGACATCAGAAGTTGGGTTTCCTCTTCAGACGATCTATCGCGTTACGGATGTTTCGAATGCATATCCAGCGGTGGTGACTTTGGTTGAAACGAGCAGGACATATGCATTAGCCGTGGCAGATCAGCAGATTATCACGTTTCACAATGTAGGTGGGATGACTGAGCTAAACACCAATCGATACATGGTTAGCAATTTGGACACCAACACGAACACATTCTCTTTATACGAAATAGAAGGAAACCCTGTGGATACGACGAATTTTCACACTTATACATCTGGAGGAGAGATAGACATCATATCCTTTCCAGGAACACCACCAGGGCTAATGTACAACAATATAGGAGTTAATTAATGGCAATCGCAACAAGAAGAAGAGAAAAGAAGATCCCAGTAGAGAAATTACAAGAGGAGCATCTTTCGGGACCTGCAGATGAAACGATAGAGCAGGTAGCCGCAGAGCTTAAAGACAACCAAGTTATTGTAGCCGACGAGATTCCTCATTACGAAAAGGTTGTGTTTAGAAATCAGAGAGACCCAGGTTATCCGCTTGAGTTTCACTATTCCAGCAAGTCTCATCCATTTAAGCAGTACAAGCTCATTGACGGCCATCAGTACAACTTACCTTTAGAGGTGATTAAGAACTTAGAGAGTTGCAGGGAAAACATTGAGAAATACCGAAGAAATGCTGATGGGATCCCCGAGATTTACATAGCAGGATACAAGACACATTTCGTTTGTGAGAGGGTCTAATGGCTAACTGGACGCTTGCTGATATAAGAACTAAGACAAGAGCGACGACTGGTAGGCCTGATACTTCTATGATGTCGAATGCTGTGTTGGATGACTATATCAATAAGTTTTACCAATACGTGCTGACCAAGGAGCTGAAGATCTTCTGGGGTTACACCTATTACCAATTCTTTACTCAACCGAATATTGATCAGTATGTTGGTCCGACTACAAGCTTTCAGACGATAAACCCACAGGTATGGTGCGATGGTTTCCCTATTGAATGGTACATCTCGCCAGACTTGTTTTATCAGGACTGGCCGCAACAGGAGAACAAGTCAGTAGTAGCTACGGGGGATGGGACTACTGCTTCTTTTTCTTTCAACATCCCAGCATTTCCAATCATACCAGGGAGCTTATATGTCACAGATGGCACTCAGGTCGCCCAGGATGATGGGTCCGGAGGATTCCTTGCGCCTGATAGCGGTACTATTGATTATCTTACTGGTGCGGTTAGCGTTACATTCTCAGTAGCTCCGGCAAGTAACGCAAACATATCCCAGACATCGCAGACATACATGGCTAACAGACCACAGGCGATTCTTTATTTCAAGAGCAAGCCATTAGACGATTCCACACCAGCCGAGAGAAACAACCAGAACTATTTCGTCTTACGACCTGTGCCAGACAACGTGTACTTAGTCAAGATGCAGGGTATACAGATTCCTCCCGCTCTTGTTAATCCAACTGACGTGCCTTTTCGTGAAGACCTCGGCCCATTGATTGCTTACGGTGCTTCGCTTGAGATCTTCGCAGACTTTAACCAGATGGATCAGTACGACCAGGTGATGGTGCAGTACAACCGATACAAAGACGTGAGCATGCAAGACACTTATGAAGAGTACTTGTACCAGCGCTCAGTTCCAGCTTTTTAGGAGAGACTATGTCCACATATGACAATAACGTGCCCTTAGGGAATCAAACAATTGCTTTTACTACCGACTTGATACGAGGAAACTTTGCCTTCTTAAATAGTTCTATCGGGCAAGAGCACAACTTTGACGTAACTGACCCTGCAAAGACATATCACCTGCAAGCGTCTATGCCAAACCAAGCTGATCCTGGCGCTTTGCCTACTGGTACAAACGGGATTTACTATGTCTCGGGTGGAGTTCCCAAGTTCTACTCTTCAGTTGCGCAATACATACAGACCTCTCTCGGTGCACAAGGAAGTCTATCGGGAACTGTATCTTTAAACAGTGGCGGATTCACCAACATAGTCGCGCTTCCTGCTAGTTCTTGCGGCCAGTATTTCCTCTTTCAGAAGGCTGGAGTAGGAACGGTATCTGGTCGATCGGCTTCGGGTACTTTTGTCTCTGACACTAATTCCATATGGCTTGTTGACGCTGATTCACCTGGAATAATTCTTGCCTCAACTGCGTTGACTTGGAGGGCTGAATTGTTTAGCGGCGGACCACTTACGTTTGATTACTTTGTTATTTATTACACTCCATGACGAAAGAATATACTGGCTTTGCTATTTCTAACTTCCGTGTGGGTTTTGACGAATCGGTTGAGCCATGGCTTCTTCCGAGAGATGCATTTGCTGTGGTGAAGAATGCGCATCTTTATCGAGGAGTTGTAGAGAAGATTCCAGGGTATACGTTCTTTGCTAGAATCAGTTATCGAGAGACAATTGCTTTGACTGGCATGATCGATGGAGCGAATAAGACCTTTACAGGCACATTATCACCTCTTCCTACGACCAATAATATCACGGTACAGTCTACAATTAACGCAGGTGCAACACAAACAGAGGTATTCACTGACGACGGAACAGGTACTTTGACTGGAAGTAATGGAGGCACCGGCACAGTCAACTATACTACAGGTGCAGTTTCTGTCACATTTGGAGCTGCTGCCCCGGTTAATCTTACGGTAGGTGGAACTCAGTACAATTCAGTGATCTTAACCTATGACCATGAGCCTGACACATATCGTCCTATCATGGGCATCAAGCCGTACTTCGCAGCAAATGGGTCACAAGATGTACTGATCTTCGATACTCGTCGTGTGGGTAAGATTGTAGAGCTACTAGATGACATGGCGGAAGATCAGTTGTCTGATTATGGCATCTCTGAGCTTCCACATGAGGTGCAGGATCTTGCTATCACAACAGGATTTAACAACACGACAGGGCCTTTTACGGGAACCGTCAATACATTTCTTATCCCAGGTGAGGTACAGTTTCAGGTATTCGATGGATCTTCATCTACCGCTAACTTGCTTGGAACAATTGTAGACAATGGCGCAGGGTTATTGACCGGTGCTTTACTCGACCCTGCAGCACAAAACCTAATCAACTATGCCACAGGACAATGGCGAATGGTGTTTCTTGCGAATAGACCTGCTACGGATCAAATGAACTTTTCTGGATGCATCTATGGTAATATCTTCACAGGTAATTTTACAAACTTCTTCTCGGTAGTCAATTATCAGGCGAAGGCTTTTCTAACAAACAATGTTGATCCACCGATGTATTATGATGGTACCTGCGTTAAGTTTTTAAACACCAATCTATCGTCAAAGCCAAACACAATTGCTCCTTATGACTTAAGTCACGTCTTGCATGTTACTGTCAATCGAGAGAGGCTTTTGTTAGTAGCTCCATTCTTGAATAACTCACCTGTTTTGAATTCTATCTATTGGTCTGTTGCAGGAGATCCGTTGGACTTTACAAATGATGAGCAGCTTCTTGCGCCGACTTCAGAGCCTATTCGCACCTTTAGTTTCATTAACAGCGACATGGTTGTGCGTTTCTCCAACTCCGAGCGGGTGTTTAGATATACCGGCGATGCATTTAGTCCTTTCCGATGGGATTCAACCAACTCATTGTGGCGATGCGATGCTTCTTACTCAGCCATCAACTATGACTCATGGTTTTCTTCCGTAGGTCAGCCGGCTATTGTTGGGTCTGATGGCGTGAATGTCAAACGAGTAGATGAGATTATCCCCGACTTTACTTTGAATCTTCGAATCAGTGAGCAGCAGCCAGTTTTGTCGATAGACCAAGGCAGCATATCACAGTGTTATGGAGAAAGGTTTGATGACTTTAAGGAAGGTTGGTTGTGCTATCGCGATTATAATAACAATTCTATTGCTGGTGTCAAGCCATCGGATAATGTACTGGCATTCAATTATCTGGACGGGACTTATGCGGTATACACTTTTCCCTTCAGCTGTCTTGGATTCGGTCGTGTCATAGCAGCAGATGTCTGGGCAAACAACTTCGACTTATGGGAAGAGGCTAACTACACCTGGGCATCTTATTCTCAGACCGAGGGTGCTCTTTTAGACTTGGGCGGTGATCAGAACGGCATCGTATACGAGATTGGCAATGGAAACAGCATTACAGACATGGATGGAGATGCGATTCCCTGTCTCTTCGATATCATTACCAAGGACTTTAACCCATTTGTAGAAGCAGGCGAACTGGTTAGATTCGGATATGTGGATTTCTTAGTCAGCTCGAATCATGACACAGTGCTAAGAGTTCAGTTTTACAAAGATAATGAGATGGATGCTGACTTTACAAGCTTCTACCAGGAGACGATTCTTACATTGCAGAACAACAGTCAGTCCAAGATCTGGAAGCGCATCTATGTCGGTGCAGTGGGCAAGTGCCATACGATGAGGATTTATCAAACAGCAGATGACTTTGTAGCGACTCATGAGAACCAACCGATTCGTATTCATGCAATTGTTCCTTATTTTAAAGCAGCAGGCAGGATATTTAGCTGATGGGAAAGCTTCAACCGAACTTTAGCTGGCAGAAGTATGAGACTGTGGAGGAAAACTCCCGAGAGCAATTCCAGTACCAGCTTCAGCACGAGCATATTTTGATAGCCAACTCATTGAATGCAACGATTGACGATGAGAGCTTCTTTACAAGAGAGAGACAGACTAGCTTCACTTGGGTCAACAACAAGCCGATATGGACAAAGACTATCGCGACATCTGCATGGGCAATGGTTGGAACTGTTAACACGATACCTCTTGGAATAAGCGGCGATTTTACTGTTATCAACATGGTCTGCTGTATTAGCGATGGTGCATTGTCTTCCAGCAACACACTTTTGTTACCTAATTTGGATGTTGCTGTTGCGGCGAATGAGATCTCCATTGCAAGAGTGGGTACCAATATTATTTTAACAAGTGGCGGGACAGATTACTCGGCTTATTCAGGATTTG